TCAAAAGGCTCCTTCCGGAAATGCAAAACGCGCCGCGATGCGCCGTTCCCACGGCAGCGAAAGCGAGCTCTCTATGACGCCATGCCCGGTGTAGGCATGGACGAAGCGCGCAGGATTCAGGCTGCTTTGGATGCCAAGGTGCTTGGCAATGGCCCGGTCGTTCATCCGAAAGAGCAAAACGTCCCCCCGCGCCGGTGCATCCATAGGCTTTGGGCAGAGGCAGCGCAGTGCCGCTGCCAGCAACACCTCTTGCGCCGAAGGCTCGGCCCAGTCCGAAGTATAGGGCGGCACGACTTCTGGTTCGGGACCAAGCACCGCACGCCAGACCCCGCGCACAAGGCCAAGGCAGTCTGTCCCGGCACCCTTGGTTGAACATTGGTGCTGATAGGGCGTTCCCACCCAGGATCGCGCCTCGGCCACGATGCGTTCTTCGGGGGTCATGTCAGCAAACTCCCTCCGTCATTCCCGGTGCCAGTGGTCGGGTAGGACGTCATCCAATCTTCGCCGGGGATGTGCGGAAAGCCGCTGAAGTTCATGAAGTTATTGAATTTTCCTCGGCACGTTGAGGCGCGCTTGTCGCATCCCGCCTCAATGCGGATGGTATCGCCTTTCTTCGGGGCGACGGGCAGCGCCTGCCACAACTCGATCTCGCGCGCGCCACCGCCAAGTCTGCGATCCGCCTTGATGACGCCTGCCAGACCATCTGCAACGCCGTCCTGCACGATCAGTCGGCCACGTTCGAACCATCGATCGTCAAAACCTCCCAGATCGGCCAGACGGATCACACGCGCCTCGGAAACTGACCTGACCGCGCGGATCGCCGAAAACCCCTCTGCGTTCAACCGGAACCGGCAAGCACCATCGCCCAGAATGGCCGAACAGGCGCGTTGGTAGATGCGCCCCCGCGGCTGGCTCATCGGCTCGGCCAAACCACGCAGCTCGGCATTGAACGTGTCGGCCGAGCGGGTGATTTCGCCAATCTTCCCCGCAAAACGCAGCATACGCTGGCTCACATTGGCCCAGTTCACGAGCCACACCTTGACGGTAGCCTGATCAAAGCGCCCGGCAAGAATATCATCGTCGGCAATCGCGGCGTCGTTCAGCATGCCCATCGCCTCGGTGTTGTCGACCGAAAGCCCGGTGGATTGCTGCAAGACACGCGCCGTCATGCCGGTGTCGGCCCGGAACTCGATGTCATCGAACGAAAAACTTCGATCATGATCAGTAAATCCAAGCCGCACGCCATCGCGCCGAATGACCGCCCATGCATGGCAGACGGTGGTTGATCCTGTAGCCAGATGCGCCAGAAATGCAGATTTCGACATCAGATGCGCACCTCGATCACGGGCACGTCCGGCACTTCGCCCGCCTGGAACGACGCGATGGAGACCATGATCCGATCGGTATTGAACCGCACTGGCACGTCGAACTCGAACCCGGCATGGATGACCGCACCCTTGGGTGGCGCGCTCTCGAACGTGATCTCGCCGGTACTGTGGTCCACCTGAAACTCTTGCCCCGGCACCTTTACATCGCGGTCAACGGCAACGCGGACAGTACCCTCGACCGGCTTGCGGATCGGCCGGATATAGCCTTGCGCGCCTGACCGATATGTTTTTGTCAACTGAAACCGTGTTGTCTGGCTGTCGCCTGCCCCAAGGGTCTGGTCAAATGCGGTGACCTCGGCCAGTGTCCCGGCTGACTTCCAGTCGGACCAGTCCTTCCAGCGAAAGCCGTGCAATTGGCCACGCCGTGCCTCGAAAAACGCGACCAGCGCCTCGACATCCTCCAGCGAACGCAGGCCAAGGCCCGCATCATAGTGCCTGCGCGAATGCTCCCACGGGGTATTGCGCTCTTCATAGCCGTTGACCAAGGCGACAATCTCGGTCTTGCGCTCTGGCCCGCCAACCGAGCCGAAACTCAGGGCAACCGGGAAGCGCACTTCGTGAAATCCCATCTTTCGCTCCTTACCGGTTGCGCTGGCCGCGCGCGATGACGCGACCGGCCTGTGCCGCGATCTGCGACTGGCTGCGTTGGAACCCCTGCACATCGGGCGTCGAGATGTTCATGATAACCGTGACCGGACGGGCGGCACCTGCGGCCTGCACACCCAGTCTGCCGTCAGCACCGCGCGCAAGCGGCATGATCGCTTCGGGGCCCGCCTCACCCATCAGGCCCGTTGCGCCCCGCATCGGAAAGCTGACGGGGCTTGAGACAACCCCGCCCTGCGCGAACGGGACGACACGACCGGCGGCGAAGGCACCACCCTGTGCAAAAGGCATGAACGCACTCATCGCCGTGTTCAGACCCTTGGCCAACACACCGCCCACCGCATCCTGCGCAGGCCTCATCGCCATCGAGTAGACCGAGCCGATGACCGACTGCATGACCGAGCGCAGCGCATCAGACAGGCGCGCGCCGTCGAACACCACATCGTCAAAGGCACCCTTCAGCCCCCGCCCAAGGCCCGAGGCAAGTTGGTCAACCTCGCGCCCGGTATAGACCATGCTGTCGCGCAGCCGCGACAACTCTCCCTCAAAGGTCGCAGCCACGTCGGTCGCGCCTGTGAAGGTCGCCTCGAGTGCTGCGATCTGGTCTTCAAACGTGTCCGTCTGCGCCATGTCGATCCTCGGTATTCAGATCAGGATAGGCGCGCGCCAACTCGTTCAGGCGCGCGCGTGTCAGCGGTGGCTGGGCGGCATCAACGCCCAGCATCGTTCGCAACTCCATGGGCGTAAGACGCCAGAAAACCTCGGGGCCAAGGCGCAGGCCATGAAGTCCCGCCCGCATCAGCCCCGCCCAGTCGAACCTGCGGGGCGCGATCATGAAGCATCCGGCAGGGCAAAGGCGCGGGCCAGAAGCTCGGCCGCGATCCGCGCCGCGCCGACTGCACCGCCGTTGACCTCGGCTGCACGCAGCTCGGCTGCGCCGCCTTGCCATCCCCCGCCGCGCAGGCCCGCAACAAGCACCGCCAGCACATCGCGCGCACCAAACCTGCCACCCTCGAACCGCTCGATCAGGTCGATCAATCCACCCGCATCCATCGCGGCCTCAAGTTCTGCCAGCGCGCCCAACGTCAGCTTCGCCACATGGTGCTGACCGTCAATGACAACGGCCACTTCTCCGGCCCAGGGATTCACCATCACAGCGCCGTAAAGGTCAGCGCCCCGGCCGAGGCCAGCGTCAGCTCATAGGTCGCCTCGCCATTGTAGCTTCCGGCATATTCGATCGCGGTGATCTGGAACGGCCCCTCGACGATGCCGAAGTCGGGGATCACCACCTGAAACTCGGGCATTTCGCCGTCAAAGAAGATCTGTCGCGCCCGCTCGTCGGTGTCTGCGTCGCGAAACACGCCCGAGCCTGAGATCGAGGCCGAGCGCATTCCCGCCCCCGCCAGCAGTTCGCGCCATCCGCCCACGCTTTCAAGGCTGGTCACATCGACCGTTTCCGCGTTGAAGCTGATGCGTGAGGCGCGCAACCCCGCCACCGTCTCAAACTGTCGGCTTCCATTGATGTCGATCTTGACCAGCAGGTCCTTGCCGCTTTGCACAGCCATGAAATTCTCCGATCTTTTTCATGCGGGGCGCCGAGGGTCAGGCTTCGACGCCAGTGTTCTCGATGGTTCGGGGATCAGCCTTCAATCCGCGCGGCAAAACGCAGGTCGATCCGCCGTGCGCCGCCCTGATCGACGCGCCGGGCCTGTGCCTTGATGAAGCGGAGCGCCACCAGTCGCCCGCGGCTCAAGATCAACGGGGCATCGACAAGCGCGTCTGAAACGGCAACGGCAATCTCTTTCGCCTGCAGAAAGCCCGAGGCGTCTGAAATCACGCTGACGACAAAGCGGTGCAGCGCACCTGCGCCCGTCGCATCGGCCGCGCTCGTCGCCTCCTCAGGCCCCAACAGGACGAAACTGCCTCCACCTGTGCCGGGCGGAAGGGCATCATGCACCGGCACATCGGGCAGATGGTCAACCAGCCGCTGATAGACCGCCTGTTGCAATGCGGCCGCGGAACCGTAGCTCATGCCGGGATCTCCTCTCGGGCGTGGCAGGTCAGGTAGCGACCCGCAGCATCGGCCTCGACCACCGCGAGAATGGCAAACAGCCGATCGCCCTCGCGGAACCGCTGTCCGGCGCGGGGCCGTGCCACAGCGTCCTGAGGCGCTGCACGCACCGTGATACGCATCGCAACGGTCGAGAGCGTCACCTCGACCCCTGCGACCTCGCGCCCGGACCCTGGCCGAACCTCGGCCCAAAGGGTGCCGAGTGGCTGCCAAAGGGTCGTGAAACCACCGGCGCCATCGGGTGCCTGTTCGCAGGCTTCCAGCACCAGTGCACGAGACAGGTTTGGCGCTCTCATGCCGCACCTCCACCCAGGACTCGCACGTTGCGCCACCCTTCGATCAATGTTTGCACCGAAAGCGGCAGCGCCAGCGCCTGCCCGTCGTGGCGGTACTCGTAGGCTTGGGCGGCCAGCAGCAGAACGGCCTGTGCAAGATCGGCCGGAACGGCCGACCAGCCCGCGCCGAAGCCTGCCTCGAACTCCACCTCGACCTGCCCCTCAGCCGGCACCGAGGGCAACAGACTGCCCACCGGCACAAGGCGCGGCCGGTGACGGTCGGCCCGCAGCCGATAGCGCGCGGACGACACGGCAGTCGCAGCGCCTTGCGCGTCGACCAGCGCAACCCCGACAATCGCCGCGACCGGCGCCACTGGCAAAGCCTGCCCTGCGGGATCGCGCCAGTCACTCAGCACCAGCTTGAAGCGGCGGGTAAGGAGTGCCTTGCCGATCCGCCCCTCGATCGTCGCGATCGCGGCGCGCAGGTGGCTCTCCAGCAGGCCATCTTGCAGGGTCTCTGACCCAAAGCCCGTGCCTAATCGCAGGTGATCCTTGAAGGCCTGCAGCGGCAGGGCGGTCGTTGGCACGGTTGTCTGCTCGATCAACATCATTATCGGCTCCTGAAAGGATCGTATCCCCCAGTCAAGGCCGGACGCGCGCGCGACCCGCGCCACTCGGACGGAGGGGGAGGCTAGAAGGCGCAGATCATGCGCGCGTCCGTCAGGTCCGGGCATGCGATGCCCGGACCATCCGCTTAGCCCATCAGGACACTGCGATCTTCAGAAGCTTGATCGCGGCATAGTCGGTGATGTCGCCGCCCACACGCTTGCTGGCGTAGAACAGCACATGCGGCTTGGCCGAGAAGGGATCACGCAGCACGCGCAGGTCCGGACGCTCGGCAATGGTGTAGCCGGCGCCAAAGTCGCCAAATGCGATCGGATAGGCATTGGCCGCGATGTCGGGCATGTCCTCGCAGATCAGCACCGGATAGCCCAGAAGCCGCGCAGGTTCACCCGCCGCCAAGCCGTCCGACCACATGAAGCGGCCATCGGCATCCTTCATCTTGCGCACCGCGCCCGCAGTTTTCGAGTTCATGATGAAGGCACCATTCGCCCGGTACTCGGCGCCAAGCGCATAGACCAGCGAGATGATGCAGTCCGCCGAATTGGTCGTGGCGAAATCCGCCGCAGCGCCCGTCGGCACATAGCCAAGGCTGCCCCAGGTCCAGGCATCATTTGCGACCTTTGCGGGCAAAAGGATGCCCTTGGGCTTGTCGACCCCGTCGCCTGTGATGAAGGCCGCCGATTCCGCGCGGATGAACCGGGTTGCGATCTTGCCAGCCAACCAGCCCTCGACGTCAAAGGCACTGTCGTCCAGCAGACGCTGGCTGGCCTTCGGCATGGCCGACAGCTCATGCAGCTTGATCGAGATGCGCTCGACCGCCGGGGTCGAGGTCTCGGCCTGGCTGGCGGTCTCGGTCGACCAGCCCGAGCCAACCTCGGTGCGATCGATCAACACGTCAAAAGACGGCCCGTCGACCTGCACCACATTTGCCAGCGCTCGCAGGCTGGCGGTCGAGACCAGCATCGAACGGATCGTATCCGACGTGCGCGGATCGACCAGATAGCCGCCATCTGCCGCCACGGCCGTCGACATTGCCTTGCCTTCCAGCACCAGCCCGCGAAGTGCATCGTCATCACCGGTGCGGATATAGGCGTCGAAGGCCTTCACATGGGGCACTTCGACCTCGGCGCGGGTCGACAGCGCCGGGCGGCCATGGGTCATCGTCTTGGCATTCAGCATGGTCAGTCGCTCTTCCTGTTGTTGCAACGCAGACTTCACTTCGCCCTGAAAAAGCTTGAACTCATTCAGGAATCCGGCCACAGCGGATTTCACCTCCGCTCCCGGATGCTGCCTCTGGTTCTGGGCATCAGGCATGTCGCCACCGCCCCGAGCCGTTGTCTCGATCATCGTCATTCCCCCAAAAGGTTTCTGTGAAAGGCCGCCTCAGCGTTCGGCCAAGGTGCGGCGCGCGTCGTCGAAGATCTGCGCCAGTGATCGCCAGGTGTCGTCGATGGCATCCGCCTTCGCCGCAACCCGCGCCTCGGGAAGCATGGGAAAGGTCACCAGCGACACCTCCCACAGCTCCAGCTCGGTCAGAAGCCTGCGTCCGCGACCATCGCGTTCGGATTTCACGGTGCGATAGCCGATCGACAGACCGTCAATTGCACCCGCCTGCAGCAGGGCTGCCGCCTCGCGCCCTTTGTCGACTTCGGCAAGGATGCGTCCCTTGACCCAAAGGCCCGTCATATCCTCACGCACCTCGTCCCAGATGCCGATGGGTTGCGTTGGATCGTGCTGCCACAGCATCTTCACCCGCCGCCCTGCCGCCCTGAGCCGCTCCAGTGATCCGGCATAGGCGCCACGCTCCACCACATCGCCCCCCTGGTCCGGCTTGCCGAAAAGGCTCGCGTAGCCCTCGATCAACTGACCGTCATGCACGGTCAAAGTGTTTTCCGTCTCCGGCGCCAAGGCCATGAACTTGCGCTCCGGCGCGCCAAACCCGCTGATATAGCCCATTGTCTACCTCATCGCCGCTTTCAGCAGCGCCTCTGCCCCCTGCGCCAGCAGAAAGGCCGCGACGCCATAAACCCCCAGCCAGATGCGCTTTTCCAATCGCTCCAGCGCGTCATCGATCCGGCCCAGCCGGTATTCCAGCGCGTGCCAGCGCTCTTCGGCCACGCGCTCGTTGGCATCGATGCGTGCGTGCGCGGCATCGAAGCTGTCATAGAGAAAGCGCGACCCACCCTCGCCCGGCTTGGTCATTCGCCCTCCGCAAGCGGAGGCAGACCAAGCAGCGCGCGCTTCTCGGCCTGTGTCAGAAAATCGGCAGCGCCCACGCGCGCCCATTGCTGATCACGCTCAGCCGCCAGTGCAGGCACCTGATCCAGATCCGGGCGAAGCTCCACCGCCTCATCCGTGAAATGTTCAAGCCAGTGCGAAACGGCCGCCGCGACCTTCGAGACCAGCGGAAGCACCGTCAGCCGATAGAAGGCACGGTTCGCCTCCTGATAATTGGCGTAGGTCGCATCGCCCGGAATACCGATCAGCATCGGCGGCACCCCGAACGCGATGGCAATCTCGCGCGCGGCGGAAAGCTTCGTCTCGTGGAACTCCATATCGCTGGGCGAAAATCCCATCGGCTTCCAGTCGAGGCCGCCCTCCAGAAGCATCGGCCGGCCGGCATTGCGGGCGCCCTGATGGTTGGCCTCCAACTCGCCCACAAGACGGTCGTATTGATCGGGCGTCAGGGTGCCCGCCCCATCCGCACCGCGATACACGATGGCCCCGGACGGACGTGCCGCATTGTCCAGCAGTGCCTTTGACCAGGCAGAAGCGCTGGAATGCACATCCACCGCCACAGCCGCCGCCTGCATGGGCGACAAGCCGTAATGGTCGTCCTGAGGATGAAAACTGCGGATATGGCAGATCGGCGGCACCGGCCCCGTCATGTCAAACCTGTGCTTGCGCCCGCCAACCGTATAGTCATAGGCCACCGGCCAGCCATCCGCGCCGGGAACAAGGCTCATCCGGTCGCTGCGAAGAACGTGCAACTCCGCAGGCAACCGACCGCCACCCAGCACAGCCTCCAGATAGCCGTTTCCGCTCAGCAGAAGCTGCGCATAAAGCGCCTCGAACAGATCGGCGCGGCCCTGCGCCGGGTTGGGCCTGCGGATCAGGTCAAGCACCGGATGCGCCTCGTAGCGCCGCCCGGCATCCTGCAGGACCAGCGGCAGCGCCGCCGCCGCCTCGGCGATCAGCTTGACCACCCGAAAACCCACCGGATTCCCCTGAAACCCGTTCTTTACAAGGCTCACCCCGTCGCGCGGGCTCCACGCAACCCGGCCCGATGTGCCGAATGCCACCACCCGCCCTGTGGCCGAGGCCTTCTGTTCAGGCATCACCTTTTCGGCGCGCCGCAGAAATTCGAAGATCATCCTGTTCTCCTTGCCGCAGGCAAACCTGTCCCGTGCCGCGCCCGAAGCGCCGCCCAAATCCCGGAAACTCCTGTATTCCTCTTGGCCCAAATACCCTCGCCGAAGGCATCGGGCCGGCAGGCCCGACCCTACAGGCGCCGCACCTGTGGGCGCTGGACGGCTTGCGCCGGGTCCACCATCAGCGCTGTCAGCGCCCAGACCAGCGCATCCACCCGGTCGGGCGAGCCACGCCCTTCATAGCCACGCGCCGTCATCCGGCACATCTGGTCTTCAAGCCGAGCCAGGCCGCGCCGATGATGCACGCGGCCCTGCTCGTATAGCGCCGCTACCGGCTCGGCCCGTGCGGTCTTGCCACGACTGGCGCGCACCGCCTTGAAACTCACCAGCGGATCGACCTGACGGATCACCGCCTGCACCAGATCGCCGCCCTGATTGACCTCGGCCACCAGCCGGTCTGCGCCATGGCGCTGCATGGCCTCGATTGCGGCGCGGGCCCAACCATCGGGCGAAGTGCCCTGCACGCTCGCATCTTCCAGCACATAGGCCCGCCAATCCTGCACCGGGCCATCCGTCACCGCGCCCACCACAACGATCCCACACTCGTCCGACCCGGCATGCCCCGTCACCGGCGGATCGACCGCCACCACGATCCGGTTTAGCGGGGGCACTTCCTCGATCCGCCCGCGCTCCAGCATGGCACTGGTCCAGAGCGCGCCTTCGGCATCCTCCAGCAGCGCCCCGTCCAGTTCCTGCAGCCCAAGCCGCGTGCCACCATAGCGCGCCTTCACCTCTTCAAGGAACGAGGCCGCCAGATGCGCCCGGTTGGCATCGGTTGGGGCATGGGTCACCACGCTCGAGGGGTTTTTGAGGATAGCCTTCAGCACCGCGACATTCCGCGGCGTCGTGGTCACCACCTGCTGCGGATTCGGTCCCAGACGCAGCGCGAACTGCAACTGGTCCCACGTCTCCTCGGCCTTCTTCCATTTCGCCAGCTCATCCACCCAGGCCGCATCAAACTGCGGGCCACGCAGGCTTTCGGGTTCATGCGCAGAAAACACCTGCGCAACGGCACCATTCGGCCAGACCAGGCGTTTGCGCGTCGCCTCCCACACAGGGCGACGGTCGGGGGGTGAACAGGCGAGGATCCCGCTTTCGCCAAAGATCATCACCTCGCGCACCTGATCGATGGTTTCCCCGACCAGCGCCACCCGCCCGGCGCGACCGGGATCCCCCGGCCGCGCGCCCTCAACCTGTGTGCGCACCCATTCGGCACCGGCACGCGTCTTTCCTGCACCCCGACCGCCCATGATGACCCAGGTCCGCCACGCCCCGTCAGGAGGCAACTGATGCGGCAGCGCCCAGAACTCGAACAGCCACGGCAGCGCCAGCAGCGCCTCATTGCTCAGCGCGCCCAGAAACTCATCCACCTGGTCCGGCGGCGCGGAGGCAAGCCAGGCGGCGCCCGATCTCAGCCCGTGCTGCGGCGAAGTCCAGCTCTCCGGCGCCGCCTCCGGCCCCGGCAACCTGTTTGCGGAGTTTGTCAACTCTGGTCCTTTCATCCATCACCAGCTGGAATGCGACACGAAGGTCTTTCGCCGCCTGAACGGCAGCCTTGACCTCTCCAAGTTCGCCTTGCCGCAGCCGTTCCGTTGCCGCGGCCAGCTCCAGCGCCACATCCCGATAAAGTTCCTCAGACGCCTTCAGCAAAGCCTCAGGCCCGTCGTCCCCACCTTGCGGTTTCATTCCCAT